TTCGACGACCAGCCGAGCTTTTCGTTGGTAATCATGACCGTGTCACCGGCCCGAACCTGCATCGCCTCAAGACGGAAGCGTGCCGAGAACGTGATTTCCTCGCGAGCGCGGCGCAGCTCTAGCACCGCCAGGCGTTGAGCGCAGCTGGGCGAGGTCGTGAACGGCAGGACCACGTCGCGAAAGAATACGGTGTTGTTGTCCGCCGTGACGTAGGTCGCGCTGCTGATCGTCGGGAAATCCGTTACCTGCCAGTTGTTCGTCTCGCTGACGTAGACGCCTTTCACCGAGTTGACCCGGTCGCGTGCGCTCGTCCGCGTCTGCACGTTGAGCGGTCCCACGAAATGCTTTTCGGTCAGCGTCACCGTTGGTATGCGGTAGGCGGACGCGTAAGGCACGATGCGGCCGCCCGTGTAGGCGATCAGCCCGCCCATTGCGCTCAGAAGCTTGCCGATGTTTTCGTCGGGCGATGCGCTCGTCACAATCACGCCGTTGGCCTCGTAGCGGTTTTCGTAAACCGTCGGCGAGAGCGGAAGGATTTGAACTTGTTCCTCGCAGATCGTCGCCGCGACGCCGAACGCGGTATCGTCAACCTCGGCTGCGGTCATGCCCATGCCGAGCGCCGTGTCGGTGAGGTAGTCGCGCAAGCAGAGCGCGGCGTTGGCGGAGTAGCCGGTGTTTCCCGTGCGCGGATCGAGCACCTTCTTGCCGCGAATCACGGCGCTGATGTTCGGGATGCCGCTTGGGTATTTCTCAGCGTCCCACGTCAGGCGCACGTAAAGGTAGGCGATGCCGCGCAGGCGATGGTGCTCCGTCCATTTTCCATCCGTCAGGCTATTGGTGTCGTCTTCCAAGTCTTCATCGACCGTCTGATAAGTCTCGCCGAGATGCTTGTTCACGCGCGCCACGCCTGCGTAAAAACCGGTCGGCTCATTTGTGAAGACTGCATCGAGCGGCACCAGCTCGTCGTTGAAATAGATTTCGTCGATGGCTTGGATCTCGTGGCCGGCGAGCGTGACGACGATGTGCAGAAACTGATTTTTGTCTCCCGTCGTGCTGAGGTAAACGATGGTTCCGCTGACTCGACATTTGCCGTAAACGATAGAGCGCGCCGAGATGGGATTGCGGACCATCTGCGACCGGTCCGTCATCGAGGAGTCCGAGAAGCTCGGCATCTTCGGCGCGAGCAGTTTCGACGCGGCCATTGAAGCAGCCGTCACCACGATAAAGGTCGTGATTGACGTAGCGACCGCGAGACCACCGGCGCTTAGCACGATGGTGGTCCCGGTGATTTCGGCAGTTGTCGCGAGGATCCAAATTGTGAGTGCTTCCATTTTAGACTTTCCAAGATTTCTCTGCGTTCGCAATCGAGCCAAACGCTAAGCCGTTTTTAGTGACGAAAGCCGTGGTCACGCCGAGGCAAATGCCGAGCGTCATTCCTCGTCCGGCTTCTTGCGCGACTATGTCACCGCGCCCGGCCAACTGCGGCGCGACTCGTTGCAGCCCTAGCGCATCGACCAGAGCCTCGACGCCGCCTGCCTCATTGAGAAATCGCCGAGCGTTGATGGGTGTGGAGTATCGACCGCGCCACGCCTTCGCGTAATCCTCGCCAGTGCAGAGCTGGACCCAATCGGCCGCAAAGATGCAGCAATCGTTTACGCCCCACGCGAAAGGCTGCTCGCGCCGTTGCTCAATAAATTGCGCGAGAAGGTTCGGCCAGTTGTCGCGGCGTGCTGGCATGGTCACATGTAGGAGGTGGCCTCGGTCTCGCCGCCGCCCTCGCGCACCGGCGCCGCAAGCTTCGCGTTGCCCCAGTAAATTTGTTTTTCTTGGATCGCGTTCACGAATTCCAAGCCAAGATCGCCGGGTGTGCCGGGTCCCGGTGGATAAAGGTTCTGCTGTTCTTCGTGGGTGTAGCGCACTTCACGCGGCCGGCGAAAATCCACGAGCTTGTTCTCCGCGCTCAAACCTATGGTTGAAGTCCGCCCGTCGTCATTGATCGCCATGACGTCCATCCGGCCGGCGAAGATAGTAATGGGAGATGCCACCAGCGCACCGCTGGCATCGAGTGCGCCGAATAACACGGAGCAAGCTTTGCCTTGGTAGTTCTCGGTGAGCGCGACCGCAATCAGAGCACTCGGCACACCCGAGAGCTGGAAGTTGATTCCACGCGCCGAGAGGTCAGTCGTCTCTTCGACCGGCGAGATTGTCCCCAGCGTGCCGCTTCCAAGGTAGGTCACTCCGCCGACGGTGATCGTCCCGTAACCGCTCCAAAGCCGGACGGGCGTCGAGAACGAGAACGACGCGAGCAGGATCGGCGAGAGCTGCGAGGCGCTGACCTCGGTAACCATGTTGGCCGAGAGTGATCGGCCTGCGGTGGTGATGCTCATGACTCGACGTCCTCGATGATCGCAAAGCCCACGCCGTAGATGCTCGCCTCGCCGATGGCCCACTCGGTGCTTGGTGATGCGAGACGGAAGACTCCCTTTGCGTTGGCGTAGGTGATCGAAGTGCCGCCCGCGTAGCTTTTGCGTAGAGCCGGAAAAAGATCGACGCTCGTTGACGAGTTGGATTGCACGACCTTGTAAAGCGAGGTCGAGATTTGCAGCCAGTCGCCGACTGCAAATGATCCAGAGCCGCCCGTGTTTGTGTAGGTCAATGTCGTGCCGTTCGCAGTCGCCGTGGCTACGTTCAGCGTCCCGGTGACACCGCCTCGGTTCAACGGGTTGGCGTAGTCTTGGAAATAGAACGTGCCGCGCTGCGCCTTGAGAAGAAACGCGACGATCTCCTCGGCGTCCGCACGCTTCATCGGCGGGCAATCGACCGAGCCGAGCCAGGCTTGACCTGGCCAGTTGTATTGCTGGGTCTGCAGCGTAAAGGGCGACGTGTTGCGCGAGGTCGCAGAAACGCCCGTAAACGACAAGCGCGAGAGGTTGAACGGACTCGGCGGCGTGAGTGGGTAGGTGATGGCCATGAGGATTAGGCGAAGGCTGCGCGGTAGCCGCCGCCGCGTCGAACCATGTCGGGGATCTCGGCCTTGAGCCGACGCCGCTCTTGTTCGAGGATCGGAGCAAGTTCGGCGCGCGAGACGCCGGCCGCGATGTTGTAATTGACCGTGACGCTTCCGCTGCCCGAACCGCTGCCGCCGCCCATCTTGTTATTCGGAACGATTGTGCCCGACGCGTGAGGAACAAAGAGTTCTGGGCCTTGCTCGCCGACGACGTAGGGCGAGCCGCCGCTGACTGGTCCGCCCATTGCGCGGCCGGGTATTGGTGGAGCGCCAAGCAAAGTTGCGATGCCCGATGCGAGGCGCTGCGTGACCATTTGCTGAAACACCAGCCGAATCAAATCGCGGCCTAGCGCGCGGACGACCTCGCTGAGCTTTTGCCCGCTCAAGATCGCGTCCTCGAATCCTTGCGCGATTAGACTGCCGGCGTTCTTGGCGAGGATTTGCAAATCGGTTTCAAGAATTTTTCTCTTACCAATCGTTTTTACCAATTTTTCTTGAAGCTCAGTTAATTGTTCAAAGAGCGCTACTTCTTCTGCGCTTGCAGTCAGAATATTAAATGCCCCGTCCTCAGGAAGCAGTGATTGCAGTGCTTCTATTTCGGAAGTAAGATCAACTACCTGCTGAATAATTTTAGCCTGTTGTTGCTCAGAAGACATTTGCTCCATCTGAAAATCCTCGAAGGCTTCATTCACCGCCAAAACTGATTTTTCGTAATCAACAAAAGCACCCTGAGCAATTTTAGTTTGTTCAGTCGTAAGTTCTAATGTTTTTGCTTCACGATTTAAGGAATCTAGCTCAGCGGATAACGTAATATCTTTTGAAGCACTATTAACTCGTTCAATTTCTTCACCTAAACGAGCAAAGGCTTGAGAGGGTTTTTCACCAATAGAATTCAGACCCTCCTTGAGTTTTTCAATCGCTTCAGTAGCTTCAGTAATTTTTGGCCGGTCTCTTTCTAAACGAAACGCATCCGCGATTCCCGCTGAATCAACTTCAGTGACGCCAGTAACAGCGTCTTTTAATTCTAAAGCTTTATTCACGCCTAAAAGCAGCGTGTCCTTTAACATTTTAAACGCATTGTCAATAAAGCCAGTTGCGCGAGTTAATTTATCAATCTCCTGCGCAGTCTTACCAAGTTTTTGCGCGTTAGCTTCCGCCTCTTCGAGTGTGCGGTTTATGCTTCTCCCGACTGTTACAATTGCGGTTAGCGCAATAAATCCCTTAAAACTTGCAACCACAGTTTTTGCTGTGGCGTTCATCTTTGTCAGCGAGTTCTGCACGCTGGCAAAAGCTGCCTTCGTCGCATCAACCGCCCGCAAAATAAATGTCGCTTCAGCCATGTTGTTTAAGTTTTCGGTTTTGGTGTTCGATGTAGGCGAGCCAGCCCGTTAGTTCCTGAGCTGGCATCGCGAGCACCTCGTGGGCAAATTTGTGCAGACGATCCGCGAGCGCGTAAACGGCGAGGAGGTCTGCCGCCTCCCCGCCGTAGATCAGTTTTTTAGGTCGTCCACCTTCGGTGCGTCGTCCGCGAGAATGGCGTTTGCGACGCGGCCGACGACGTTGCTGTCTGCCTTGTTCAACAGCGTCGGCTTATGCTCGATCGTGAAGAGTTTCACGCCGTGCTCGTCGGTGGCCTTCATGATCAAAATATCGACGAGCAGCTCCATGTCGTTTTCTTTGCTGCGACGATAAAGCCGGTTCTTTTCCGAAAGCGTGACCGGCGTTGCGTGCACCACGAGCTTCCACTCTGGCACGTCGATCTTGCGCGTGCCGAGTGATGCGAAATGTTCTCTGACGAGGTCAATTGCGTCCATGTGTGTGTTGTGTGTTTTGCCTGCGAAATTAAGCCGTCAGGGTGCTCAGCGGACCGTTACCCTCGAAGGCGATCGAGCCCTCGATAATGCCGTCGAATGACGCGGAGACGTTAAACTGGGTGACGATGGCCGCGCCCGAGTAGTAAACGTCGCCGGTGCTTGCGCCCTCTGGATAAAGGTTCAGCGTGACCGAGCTTCCGATGGTGATCAGGAGCTGGCCGGCGTCGGTCTCGTCCCAGTAGAGGTCACCGCTGACCGAGAACGATTTCATGGATGCGAGCCGGGTGCGGTAGGTGTCGCCAAGGACTGAGTCCTCCACGACATCTGACGAATGGGTGAGACTGTAGTTCCGCAGCTCGCCAATCGTCGTGCTGGACAGTTTGATGAGGCCTTCTCGGCCGAGTTTGGTTGCCATAAGATTAAGTTAGTCGGTTGAAAAGTAGATGCAGTTAAAAGTGTGACGAGCCGATCCGAAGCGCCGGTCCTCATCTGGCTCGATCGTATAATCGACTGCCGTCAAATGCACATCTTGACATACGCCACCCAGCGTCACGTCGGCGAGCACGGCCGCCTCGACTGCTGCGCTCCCGGTGTCGAAAAGGTCGTCGATTAAATACGTCCCGCTCTCGGCGACAAAGTAGTCCACAATGAGTTGCAGCTGCCGGTATTGCGTGCGGTTGCTCGGCCCGAGCGTGCGCACCTCGATCTGCTCGCTGACCGCGTAAACGGCTGCGGCCGGAAAGCTGACGCTCGCAATCGTGTTGTTCCTGCCTCTGAGGATGTTCGCGGTCGGAACGACGAGAGCGCCCGTGAGCGCGGTGGCGGTGGCGTTGCGGATGTTTGTGCGGGTGCTCATGCTGCGGTTTTTATTGGCATCGCGCCGCCGACGCGGGTGAAGCCAAGATTCACGGCGCTATTGGCAAGAACTGCGGCGACTTTCTTCGTGGTGGTTGCGATCCGCGAGTTAATCGCGCCGTCAATCATGCGTTGGTAATTTCGAATCTTTACGTTGTGCGCCGTGGCTTTGATGAAAGGCTGCGGACCGAAGCTCGATTGAACCGAGCCAAAAAGCTTGTTGCCGTTCGCCTGTGGCTTGAGCTTGTCGCTGAATTTCTTGTAACGCGCACCTGCCACCTTCGCAGATGAGTTCCATCCGCTGACTGTCCAGCCCACGCGGTCTTCCATCGTTTTTCGCGCACGACGAAAATCTAATCCGAAGGCGAGGACTTGCGGTCTGCCTTTGATTTTGCGCCAAGGTGTTTGCTGTTCTTTCTTGTATTGATAAATCGCGTCCTCGCTCTCCAAAAGCCTCATGCCGTAGTAGTATGAAAGATTCGGGTTTCGCAGAAGCGCCCGCAGTTTCTCGACCTTCCGGTTGCGCACGTATCGCGCCATAGATTTGTAAAATCCGCCTTCGGTCGCCTTGGCCTGCAGGTTTTGATACACCAGCGGATCGGCGAGACTACTAAAGTCAGCACGCACCGCGTTGACGCCTTGCGCTTTTTGTTTCGGCGGCGTGAATTTGACGATGGTTTGGATCGCGTATTTCGCCTCCTCCTTGATGACCAGCCCGAGGTCCACTTTCGCCGCGTTGGCGAGCTTTGCTAGTTGGAATTCTAGCCGCGAGAAACTGGCCTCGATCTCGATCATATCGATTTTTGCACTTCGAGTTCACATCCCGCGCCCTCGGCATCGAGCATGACTCGGTCGATGAAATAGGTGATGCCGGCTCGTGAAAGCGTCTGCGTGACCTGCGGCACGGCGCTCACGCTCGTCGTAAGCAGGAACACGGTGAAGCGCGAGTCGTCCCGGCGTTGGTCCTCGAACTCAGCGAACGCGTTGCGCGAAGATGACCAGACACCCGTGATGCTTGCGCCCTGATACGTAAACGAAATGCCGGCCTGCTCCAAGATCGCGGAGAAGTCGGAGTTTATCTGCGTCGGGTCGAAGTCTCGGACGGCGGCCATACAATTGCTCGAATTGTCAAACCGCGGGAAAGTGCATCGCGTGCAGCGCCGGCCGGTTCGCTTTGAGCCACGGCTCGGCGTCGGCCATGCACTTGGCCGCGTCGTTGCCGCACGTCTGAGAGCCGACGTGGTGGACGTAGGCCCTTGAAACGAAGTGCCTGCGCTTCATGTCCGCGCATTGCACGTCGTCGGAAAACCAGTTGATCGGCGGGAAATCGACCCACGCGTCTCGGTGAATCCACGCGCAAATCGGCGCGATGACCGGAGTCTCGACAATGCTGCGCTCTGACTCGAATCGCAGAAAGTCCAAGCGCCCGGTGCCGCAACGGATGTTCTGTGCGCCTCGCGCGTAGTCCGAGCGCGCTGCGACGTAGCCAAGATCGGAGACGGCCTCCTTGATTAGCGCAACGTCGGCCAGAAGCGTCCGCCACGTCGTCGGTGTAAACACGATGTCATCGTTGCAGATGACCAGCTCGGAGTGCTCCTTGAACGCAATCCCCGCCGCGTGGTTGTAAGCCTGGCCGAACGTCGTGCTGACGCCGTG